TACCAGATTCAAATACTACGTTACCACCAGAGGTATTTCCCACTCCTGTTAATGTGTAGTCCGTATCTATTTGTTTAAGTAGTTCTACTCCTGTAGCTGATCTAATAATAACTTGAAGATCAGATGTCGCAAATATTTTAAAAACATAAGCAAAGGTAGTAGTACTACCATCGCCTGAATAAATTTTTCTTACTATTGTTGTTGATACTGTCATGTTATATTCCTATATTGAATTATGTGCCTTTTGTCTATGGTTTAAAATAATAAGTTTGTCCTCTATTTTTTTCATTTCTATCTTTCATTCTCTTAAAGAATCCTGGGTCTAAATACTCTTTAATTTGATAACCTATAAGATAATCATAAGCTGCTTTAGTGTAGTATAAATTTATAAAAGGTGTATGACCTTCTGCTAGTTGTAGAAATTTTTTACCTGCTTTTTTTGGCTCATTCATAGTTCTAACCATATCTGTAAATTTTTTAATATCAGAAGCTGTCGGTCCAGCAACAGTTTCAAGAATTCCATTACCATATTGATTTTGTATTTCACTCATTAAAAAATCTCCATAAATACCACCGCCACCACCCTGTACAAATGCTTGCATTATAACTGATAATTTTTTAGGGTCTCTTGGCGATCTACCAGAAAGTAAATCTTTCGTACTTATTACTATGTAACCAAAAATAGTACCTAACATTAATGTGGAAGCTACCATTGCAGCACCTATTAATTTACTTTCATCTGGTCCGTAAGATTGCATTTCTCTTAGTAAAATTTTTTTATACAAAGAAACAGCAAAATTTTTATATTGCATAATAAATCTATTTGCTTCTCCCATGGCAGTTCCTTTAACAGTACCCATATTTGTTATTGATCTAATTTGTGTATCTGGTTCTGGTGTTCCATGTGTACCTTGGTCATTTAAAACATTTCTCCAAGTTAGTTCTAAATCATTTTTAAAATTTCTTAATTCTCTTGCACTTAATTTTCTACCAACATATTTATTCACAACACTATCTGGAATATCTTGTGCTGCTTCAGCAGTTAAATATCTTTTATCATCAACAGCTATAGTTTTAATAGAACGTAACATATCCCATTTTCCTTCATCTATTCCATAAAGTGTTAAAAAATTTCTTTCTCTTAATTCTAGGCTAGAAAATTTTTGATCAGCTTTTATTCCATAAAATCTTGCTAAACCAAGTGCCATAGAACTTTTTAAACTTGCAACCCAACCATTTAAACCATTCCATTTAAAAAATTTATTTCTTAATTTACCTAACGAACCAAAAGAATCAGTACCATCTCCAAAAACATTTCCTCTATTAGCGGACACTATTGAATTACTGGTAACTTGTATACCTTCTACAACAGCTCTATCATTCATACCAAGCAATCCACCTATTGCTTCAAATACACCAGTTAAAATTCCTCTATTTTGAAATCCAGTTGATGCCATGTAAGGTGCTAAATCTGCAAAAGAAGTTACTGTAGTACCACCTAGTCTAGCCATGTCTCCCGTACTTCTTACTACTGTTCCTATTTTTGCTAAAGTTTGGCTTCCAACAGCATTAGTGCTTCCATCTATTTGAGCAAAATCTCCTTTAAAATATTCAAAGTTTAAATCTCTAACAACTTTATGATCTGAACTTCTGTATTTTTTTTTCATTAAAGATAAAATTTTCATAAATGTATTTTGAGGATTTGTTCCTAACTCTTGCATGATAACAATATTTTTTGCACTACTTGTTAAAGTGTTCATAACACTTGTTATTAAAGAAGGTTCTCCAAAAGCAACATTGTATTCTTGTCTTGATTGCATATCTTTAAAATGTAAAACTCTTGAAGCATTTAAACGATTAGTTACATTTTTTGTTCCGTAAATACTATCAGCACCATTATATTTCATGTGATCCCCTGTCATTAAACTGTCATAAATATCGCTTAAAATTTTATTAACTTCTATTGGATCGTTTACATTGGGAAAAGTTCTTTTTAAATTTAATCTTGTTTGTATATATTCTACCCAAGCCAACCTATTATCATCCAATAACCTAGAACCCTTATTGGCATGAGACATTTTATCGGTGTCATGTGTTGTTCTAGTTATCCAATCGTCTAACTCTCCTATGTTAGCTCCTAAATCATTCAATCTTAATCTCCAACTATTTTGAGATGCTTTTAAAACTTTAGCAATATCTCTGGCACTTTTTATTCCTGTATTTTCGCCAATCATTTCTAACATAATTTCTAAATCTATTTTTCCATCGCTTAAATCTTGAAAAGTATTTTTTCCTAATTTATTAATTTTGTTAACAAATTTAGTAATTTCAGCATTTTCTAATGTTGCTTGTTTTAAACCAATAGAATCTCTAGTAATTTTAGAAAATTTTTGCATACCAACTAAATATCCAGAAATAGCTTCTAAAGGATCAATTTTGCCACCAGAAGTTTCTATCGCATCTGTTAACGATTCAAATCTTTCCAAGGCTTTCATGTTGCTTTCTGCTAAAGTTCTTTTTTTTAAAACTTGTTCGTATTCAAATTTATCTATAATTTCTTTTGATAGTATTTCTTCTGCTTTAACTTCTGCTCCTTGAAATTTATTTTCATTAATTTTAATTTTTGCTTCATCTAGAATTACGTTAATTTGTTCGTCAGACAACAAGTCGCCAGTTAATCTTTTAACTTCTTTAAAACATTTTGATAATGATTTTATTGTTGCCATTAACTATTCCTTTTAGTGCAATTAGTTCCTGCTTTTATAGCATCTCTAATTCTAGTTTTGTTTTTTATAGAGTTGTCTATTTCTTCAATTACAGTTCTTTCTTGAAGAATAGAATCAACTAAATCTTCGTCTTTAATATTTAATTGCTTTTGATGAAACGCAGTTCTTTGTTGTATATTTTCGGCTTCCAATTCTAGTTCTGTTAAATTTTTGTCTACCACTACTTGTTCTGCTTCAGTTAATGGTTTTGCATTTCTATTTTTCATGTTTGATTCTTCTTGAAGTCTTATTCGATCATTCTCTATTCTTTTAGCTTCTACTAAATCTCTTTGTGTTTTTTGTAGGTTTCTAATATTTTTTAAATAAATTTTAGCTGATGATCTATCTCCGTTATCTAAAGCATTTTTATATAAAGTATTAAATTCTGAAACTTGATCATCTATTTTATTTAACTGTGCATCTCCTGCACTTGTTTTTTCAACTATTAAATTTCCAGTATTTACATCTTCTCCTTTTAATACTCTGCCAACAGAATAGTCTAATAACTGTCTTTGATTCTCTGGGGAAATAGCTCCTAACTTTTGATAAATATTTGGTTTACCTCTTTTTTCAGCAAGGAAATCTCCAATTCTACCAAAACCAACATGAGCAGCAGAACCAATAAATCCACCAAGTGCTATGTTAGTAATAGCATCATAAGCACCATAATCAGCTTGTTCTGCTTTTGCTACACCATAAACAATAGGTTCAACCATGGCATTACCAACTAAACCTTCTCTAAAACCTTTTTTCATTCTAGCAACATTTTTACCAGACCTAGCAACCATAGCAGCAAATCTAGCTTGACCAACAATCGGAACAAAAGATGCACCAATATTTATAGGGTCTAAAAAACTTGTACCAAGAGATTCTAAAAAGAAGAAACTTTTTGCCATTTTACTTTGTGGTCCTCTAGCAAGAATACTTGCTCTTTTATTATCTAAATTTTTTCTTTCAACTATATAATCAACAACACCTTCTCTTGTATCTTCTGTAAAATTTAAACCTAAACCAGCATATTTTTTATTTAATTCATCTCTGTTTAAGTAGGTGTTACTTGATTGATATGCTTTTGTCATATCATAAGCTCTTCCTGTAGAAGCAAATGGATTTCTGTTAAATGCGTTCATAAAGTTAGCGTGAGCAGCATCTAAAAAACTTGTTCTAGTTTGACTATATGTTGAACCTATTTCTTCTTTAGATTGTTTAAATGTTCCTAATCCAATATTAATCATAATTATGGACTTTCATTAGTTGGTTGAGATTTTTTTTCTAATGAAGCCATTAATTTTGATAATTTTTTAGCTCTTGTTTTTGTTTGAATGTGCCATTTAGTTTTACCAATTTCTTTGCTAATATTTTTATAATCTTTATCTTCATAATTATTAAGCATGTGTTTAGAAGCTAAATTATACTCTAGTTCATTTATTGCTTTAATTGTTTTTTCAAATTTACTTAAACCCGTATTACCTAATTGAAAACCCATTTGAACTAATATACTATAAGCAGTTGGGTTAATATTTTTATTGGTAACTAAATTATCTACATTTTTAATTACTTCTTTTAAATCTTTTTTAAAAATAATTTTTAACTCTTCTTTAGTTAAGGTGTCAATATTAAATCCATGTATTTTTCCACTTTTTTCTTCTGCTTCTGTTATTTTATGACCATTACCAACAGTACGGAAAGTTTCGTTAACCATTTTTCCATTAAGGTCTTTATATTCTAAAAAATAAGGCTTTATTCTAAAACCTTCATCATCTGTTAACATTTTTATATTACTTGAATCAGCTAAAAATTTATCTCCTAATTCTGGTTGACCCGCATTAGCTGATCCCATACTAAAAACATTAGATATATTATCAATTACAACTTTTGAAACTTTGTCTAAAGTTGGATTTTGACTTGAAAATGTTTGTTCTAAATTTGGATCATAGTCAATTTCACCAACAGTATCTACATCTTCTGCAACAGGTAATGGTAAATTAACATATGGAAAAAGAAATTCAGTAGCTTTAATTTCTGGATTTTGATTTGGTTGATTTGTAAAATAATATTCTATTCTTTGACCTTTTGAGTTTACTATGTCTCTATTAGAACCACTTAATTCATATTGTAAAACAGCACCTGTCACATCACCATTGTTTATCCATCGAGGATAATTACGAGCAGTAAATAATATTTTTTCTCTTATTTCTTCTTCAGTTAAATTTTCTCCGTTTGTCATTGTAGCAAGATGTGCATAACCATCTTCTCCCATAAATCTATCTAAAACATCAGTAAATTTTATCATATCAATAATTCCTTGACGTTTAA